AAATGTATCTACGTTTTTCTTTAAAAGATAAAAGAAATAACTATATAAAAATCCGCTAAAAGGAATTGGACCCTTTTCTGAATCCCTTCTTTGGTATCGTGCTATGCACTGAAAGAAAGTCATATTAACAGTCTGTCTAACATCTTCTTCATCGCCATATCTTTTTGCCATGTAGGTTATGCCGTCGTAGGCATTCGTTAACATGCTTGTAGCCAGTTTGATTTAATTGATTTTTCATCAAGTTAAACCTTACAAAGTTATCTTTGACGAACAAAGAAGTAAACCTTCTTATGTCGTAATCAGATAAGTTATACTTTCCGTGATACAACATTGTCACGTATTTAGTTAGGAAGTTATTAAAAACTTTCAATAACTCATATTGAGCTTTTGAACTACCAGCCTTTGCTTTGCTGATTAGTTCCTGCATTTCTTCTTCACTTAAAGAATAATATTGCTCCTTGTAAGACGCCATAATCTATTTTCCTTCCCAAAAAAATATTTTATCAGCGTAAAAATTCCTTATGTCTTCGTAGTATATTATTCTTTTAATGCCTATTTCTGCTGCAAACCTTTTTGCCTCAGTAGAATACTTGCTGATGATAAATATTAATTTATTAAAATCTTCCTCGTAATATCTTTTAAATCTTTTTAGTTTAATCTTACTTTTGTCATCTAGGTAGCCTTTCAACTCTACCCACTCTCCAGTCTTACTCAAGTAAAAATCTGGAGTGTATGCTCGTGTTCCTTTTTTTATAGGAAAAGGAAACACAACTGGCTCAAAGTCATAGTCTATCTTGTATGCGTTCAAAATCCTAGCAAAGTTTGCTTCCCAGTTAGACCTGAGATTCATTCCTAAATCTTTTCTGTACCCAGATCTAGTATGTTTATACGCATTTCCCTTTTTAGCTACAGTTTTTTCCGATTCAATTTCTAAGATCTCAGAGTCTATGCACTCTTGTTTTATCTTTGAAAAATTAGGATGTTTTTTAAATCTAGATTTCTCCAAAAAAAACTCTTCTGGAGTTGCAATACTCGGTTGGTGCATGATAACCTCTATGTCCTTCAGCCATAATTATATTATACTTTACAACAAATAAAAATACAAAAAATCCAATCAACAGGTTGCAAAACCACTAACAAGGAGATATCATGGAATCCATGAACACACTAAACACACTTATCAACAGCATCAACCAGAACATCAACGAGACCGTCATTGACGACCTTTCTAAGCTTGGCTTTAGCCACAAGGAAGCAACAAAGATGGTTGTTGAGAGCGACTTCTCAATCGTAGAGGACGCTGCTCAGAACCCAGTTGACACATTCTGATTATAAGCTGAACAAATCTTCAGGCCGGGGTAGAAATACCTCGGCCTTTAGATTTTACCCATTCTTTTTAGTCTATTAAGACCAGTCGCACATGCACCAGAAAGCGCATGATCGCAGAACGTGCAGTTTCTTTCGTTAGTTGTTGGAGAAAAAGAAGTATCTTCAATTATTTTATTAATATTATTTAACAAGTCCACCTTTACTTGTTCAATGTCTTCTTCTGAAAATAAGTGGAACTTTCTTCTACCAGATCTTAGGTAGTACAGTTCAGCCCTTACTTTTTTATTAGGGAATGCAGTAGAAACAGCAAGAGCATATATTCCAAGCTGTAAATTCTTAGCAACGTCTTTTTGTGCTACTTCCCATTTTCCGTGTTTTGTAATCAATTATATTAATTGTGTCTTCATCGTAGATATCTATTCGGTCAATGAATCCATTTATTAAATAGTTTCCTATTACAAAACTAAAACCAAATTCTTTATCATAAATATCAAAGTGATCACCCTGATGCTTGTCGTAGAATTCATCTAATATTTCTGAACCAACAGAAATTAAATCTTGCGGGATCTTTCCAGATGGATCATAAGCTTGATGCTGCTTCTGGTATTCTTCTTGAAGCTGTTCTTGGTTTAACTGCTTTTCATTATCTAAGCATTCTTCAAGGACTGAGTGGACAATATTACCCAGCACGGCTGCGTTATTAAAAGTCCTTGGCTCCCTTTGTATGTATGTATAGAAATACTTAGAGGGACACATTTTATATGTGTCTATTCTAGAGTAAGAAAAATCATTTAAACTTAGGACCTGAAGAGGATCTAGGTCTTTAATTGATTTAATCTGTATTGCTTGGCTCGTTTGGGTCATATATTAAGTTTCCGTTTTCGTCAAATTCTCTTCCTATAGGATCTATGACATGATTGTTATGCTTGTTTAAATACATGCCTTCTCCAACTGGAATCCATCCAGTATGTCCTATTTCCATCTGGTCATCTTCGTTATAAGGCCATCCACCCATATTCCTCTCCATTTTCTTTAATTTTAATAGTGCACTCACTAATATCATCTATATTGATATAACAATTTAGTACCGTATATAAATCCTGTAGCTCTTTTTTAGTGCAGTAGAAGCCGACTACTCCTACTTGTACAAAAAAAGTATCAGAGTAATTTAATGTTCCTTCGTCGTATTCAATTAAAGAGACATTGTTTTTCTTTACTCTTCCAACCTCTTGTTTTGGCATTTTATTCTCCATCTATTATTGTTATGGGGTTCCAATTTGGATCGTCCATTTTTTCTCTCATATCATTAACGTATGAGTCCCAATCTCTTTCATCTTCTGTTTTTTTCTCATATTTAACTTCAGCTTTAAAAGGATTGCTTCTAAATCTAGTAATTAAAAGTCGACCTTCTTTTGTTCTCCATCTTAAAACGCCATTTTTACAGTCGCAATAGTCATCTGGATCTGGAATAATCTTAAGCTTTGGATCGTACCTACCACTGCAATCTCCACACTTTGAATATCTTCCTTTGTCTTGGCACCTATTGCAGCATGAGCAGAAGCTCCAGCAGCTTTTGTTGGTTGGATTTATTGTTACTTGACTAACCATTTTGTCTCACCTTAATTAATTCTTTTAACTTGTTTTCTATCTTTAGTGAAGTAGTTTTATTAAACTTAAAAGTATACTTTTTATTTCCCTCAACTATTTCTAAGAATACAGTTGAACTTCCATTTGTATTGTTAATTATATCATAAATAGATTCAATAACATCTGTTCCTATATCAGAAGAACACTTTAAAAAAATTGATTTACTTCCAGAAAGAATAGCTCCATCTACTTTCTCGCACGATGAATATATTATTTTAGAAGTATAGTTTTCTTCATCACCATCTCTAGATATAGATCCAGAAAGAATAACTATGTCACCCTCAGAAAGGTAATCATCTGCTAGCTGCTTGGCTTCTTTTGGAAATATTATTACTTCTATTCCAGAAGTAAGATCTTCTATATATAGCTTAAACATCTTAGAACCTTTTTTGGTGATAATTTTTTTAAAAGATGTAATAATTCCACCAATTTTTGTTCTTGAACCAGGAGATAGATCTTGAGCATCAAATATTTCGCTATCTATTTTTGGCTTTATTGCCTCCCATATACCCTCAATAGGGTGCTTTGATACATAAATGCTTAGCTCTTCTTTTTCTTTTTCAAGAATCTCAAGCTCTCTTCTTCTATTTATTTCTAAATCTTTTTCTACCTTGACAAGATCATCAAAGGCCCCAGCTGCAGCTAAGTGTTCTATAGTAGATTTTTTCAATACAACTGAATCACATCGTCTAAAAAAGTCGTGCATGGATGTGTACGGAGAGCTGTAATCTCTACATGCAATGATTGCATCTGCTATTGCTGGACCGATACCATTGACTGCAGACAAACCAAAAAGAATTTCATTGTCAGATATAACTTCAAAGTCATGAAGCGATGAGTTAATTGATGGAGGGAGAACTTTAATTCCCATCTTATTGCAGTCTGATAAATATAAAGAAGATTTATCTTTATTGCCGGCAACAGATGTCAACAAAGCGGCCATGTACTCAGCAGTATAATTTGTCTTCAAATAAGCAGTAATGTATGAGACCATTGCATAGCTTGCGGCATGTGCTCTGTTGAATCCATAACCTCCAAAGTATTCAATATCAGAAAATATTTTATCTGCCTTTTGCTTACTAATTGATACAGTGTTCAAGCAGCCTTCCACAAACTTCTTTCTCATTTTTGGAATCTTGTCCATCTGCTTCTTGCCTATTACTTTTCTTAAATCATCTGCTTCAGATACATCAAATCCAGCGACCTGTCTAGCAACAGCAAGAACATCTTCTTGGTAAAGCATAATACCCAGTGAATCTTGCAGCGCATCTTTCATGGACGGGTGTTCGTATTCAATAGGTGATCTATTGTGCTTTCTATTTATATATAACTTATCCATCCCAGAACCCATTGGACCAGGCCTATAAAGAGAAATAAGGGCCATGATGTCTTTTATGTCTTGTGGCTGTAGCTGAACCATTAGCTGTCTCATGCCAGAAGATTCAAGCTGAAAGACTCCTATGGCATTACCTTTGCATAGTTCGTCAAAGGTTTTTTTGTCATCTAAAGGAATGTCATTCAAGTCTATATTTATATTTTTATTTTTAGCCAAAAGTTTTAGGCAGTGATCTATTACTCCAAGGTTTCTTAGTCCCAAAAAGTCAATCTTCAAAAGACCACATTGTTCCACTCTGCCCATATCCCACTGAGTAACAATAGGTGAATCTACTCCCTTTTGCATGATGGGAAGATAGTCCGTCAAAGGACCTCTTGAGATAACCACTCCCGCAGCATGAACTCCGGTCTGTCTCACTAGACCTTCAAGACCAAAGGCCGCATCAACAATCTTTTTGCTATCTTCATTTGATTCGTATTCGCTTGAAAATTCAGCAACATCCATGCACTCATTGAGAGTTTTTGATATGCCAAGAACTGGTGCTGGAACTAATTTAGAAACTTTATCTCCAGTTGCAAAATCATAACCTAAAGCTCTTGCGGAATCTCGTATAGACTGTCTTGCGCCAGTTTTGTTGAACGTACATATGTGAGCAACTCTGTCTTCGCCATATTTGTCTCTTGCATATTGAATGACCTTATCTCTGTATCTATCATCAAAGTCAAGGTCAATGTCAGGCATTGACTTTCTTCCTTCAACTAAGAATCTTTCAAAGAGTAAACCAAATTTAAGCGGATCTAAGTTTGTAATATCTAAGGCATAGGACAGGATGCTTCCAGCAGCAGAACCTCTACCCCAACCTACTCTAATCTCGTTATTTTTTGCCCAATTGACTAGGTCTGACACAACCAAAAAGTACTCAGGAAATCCCATGTCTTTTACGACTCTTAGCTCATGCTGTGCTCTACTCATGACCTCTTGGGGAATAGGGTCTCCATATTTTTTCTTAAGGCCAACCCAAACTAATGACTCAAGATATAAGTTAACATCTTTATTTCCTGGAATAGGGTAGTTTGGGAAATATAAATCACCAAAAGAAAGATTGAGATCAACCATGTCAGAGACATGCATTGTATTTTTAAGCCACTCTTCACTGAAGATAGAAGACATTTCTTCATAAGACTTTAAATAAAAGTTATCACCACTAAAAGAAAATCTATTCTCTGTATATATATTGCTGTTAGTAGCAACGCACAACATTATGTCGTGTGCGTGTGCGTCCTTTTTATGAACATAATGACAGTCACCTGTTGGAACAATCTTTGCACCGATCTTATTGGCTATTTCAATAAGTTGATTGGTTATCTTTAGCTGTTCGTCAAGGCCATGATTTTGTATCTCTATAAAATAATTTTCTTTGCCGACTATGTCTTGCATCTTCTTTGCAGACATTAATGCAAAATCATAATCATTTCTTAGTAACGCTTGAGCAACTTCTCCGATTCAAGCATCCAGAAAGTACAATTATTCCCTCAGAATGTTCTGCTATAAGATCGTGATCTATTCTTGGTTTAACATAAAAACCTTCCGTATATGATCTAGACGAGATCTTTATAAGATTTTTATATCCTGTATTGTTCTTAGCAAGAATTGTTAAGTGATAAGGTCCTCTTTGTTCCCATTCATTCTTCGCCTTACCTGCTCTTTCTTCTTCGTCTTTATCAAATCTTGTTTTTCTAGCTTGATAAAATTCAGAACCAAGAATTGGCTTGACCCCAGTAGCAATCCCGGCATCATAAAAGTCCAACCAAGAATGGATATTGCCATGGTCGGTTGTAGCTAAGCCGACCATGCCAAGATCCTTTGCTCTAGACAAATATTCTTCAACACGACCATGTCCATCCAGCATAGAGTAGACCGTATGGTTGTGTAGGTTTGTCCAATTTTTCAATTTATTCCTCTACTTCTGTCGCTTTGGTCTAAAGCTTCATCTCTTGATTCTCTATAGGTAATAACAACTACTCCGCCACAATATTTGCAAGGAACATTTTTTCCTTCTTGTGCAAATGGGCTTCTGTACATATACTCTTCTGGCTGATCTGAGTGACACTCACTACAGACACCTATTACGTCATCTGGATCTTCAATCATTTTCCTGTCCTCCTTTCTTAATGCTTTTGTATGCGAATCTTATTGGTGATGGAGAAGTTTTTTCGTTTGTTTCTACAAACTTATCTCCTATTTTAACCCATTTATTTTTCATTTCCAAAGAACAATCTCCGCAGCCAACCCCAGCTGAATTAGCTCTGCTACACGTATACGGCCTACCACCAATGCCAAGATCTCTTCTTTTAATCCAGTCATTTATGTGCGCAGAAGATTTTTGAAAATTATAGTCATCACAGTTGCTTAGGATCTCGTGTAGATACTTAATTGAATCATCAGTATATGTTAATATAGAACATAAAAATAAACGAGATTCATGATCTAAATGCTT